TAATCTATTTATGTTAGTTGAGAAATACATCCTAAATGAGCAAATCGACAAAAGCTATGACACTGTCATAGGAAACGATTTCGCAAGGATTGTTACTTCTAAAGTGGAAGTTGCCTTGCCATTAGGAAAAAATAAAATGAATAAACTAGATACAATTAGAATGAAAGCTACACAATTAATCGTCAATAGTTGCGAGAATACTGTTAATCATGACTCTACGCTATTAGGTTACTTGAAAGAGTTAGGATGCAAAACTGTTACTAATTCTATGAGCCACACTAAAGCCGATGAAATTAAAAAATCGGGTTTGAAAATTATTGCTGAAGTAGGCAAATTGGCTCGAGCTGAAATTGTTAAAAACCATGGTTGCAAAAAGCAGTCGGAAATGCCCGACGGCAGTGATGGTCGTAAACAATACAACTTAGTGAATAAGCATTTAGAGAGAGCCAAAAAATCTCTAAATTACAAAATCACTAAAATTGACGAAACGCTAGAGATTGAAAAAATTGCTAAAAAACTAGCGAATCTTGTCGATGCTCTTGAAGGCGATGTTACACTAACTAAGGAAGAGGAAGACAGAACAAAAGTTGCAGTTCAAGAAATCTTCGGAAGTACTGAAGATTTAATTTATCTTTATGACGTGAAAGTTACGAAGAAAAAAGATAAAAAGAAATAGTTACAAAAATGTAACATTGAAAACCCTTGCAGAAATGTAAGGGTTTTTTTTATCTCATTTCCAGAGCTCATAACAATTTTGTAACAATTACAATTTTGTAACTTTTTGAGAGCTCATAACAATTTTGTAACAATTACAATTTTGTAACATTTTTTTTCTATGACAACTGTCATATTTTTTCAGATTTCGAAGTTTGTGGGTACAATAAAAAGTTTCCTGTCTTAGTTGACATATTGTGGTTGTTGTGATATACTATTTATATTAACAGTAGAGGAATATATCTACTACGTGTCTAATACTTTTCTATGACACTTGTCATAGGAATTGAACTAGGTGCGATTCTTACAGACCATACCTTGCATTACTCGTAGTCTTGTGGCGACCTTTACGCTTTGAAAGACTGTGTCAATATGAGCTACGAGTAGCAAGGCACAATCATATTTTGTGGGTACTGTGTGTATTGTAAACAAAAGCTATGACACTGTCATAGAAAGGAAAGTGTATTATGTTTATAGATTATCTAATCATTGATTGGATAAAGATATTAGATAGAAGAAAGAAACTAATACTTTATCTTATCATCAACAAGGAGGTTAAGTAATGTGTGTAGCAATTATTAAACCTAATGGAGTTGAGCTACCAAATCGAGAAGTGCTTCAAAGATGTTTCATGCACAACTCACATGGTGGTGGCTTGGCTACGTTAGACAAAGGCAGACGTAGATTCAAAATAACTAAAGGCTTCTTTGACTTTGAAGTCTTTTACAAACATCTAAAGAACAATGTGAGTACTGAAGACGTTGCGTTTATTCATATGCGTATCGCTACTCATGGCGTTACAAAGAATGGTAAGTTGTATGCTGTTGCAGAACAATGTCATCCATTTCCTATGACAATGTCATATTATCAGATGACTAAACTTGAATGTTCTGTGGGTACTGTGTTCATGCACAATGGCATGATTGATATTGAAACAGAAACCTATGATGGCAACGATGTCAGCGATACTATGACGTTCAATCGTATGACCATGAAGTGTGGTCTAGACCCTTTCAAGAAGGAGTCAAGACGTATGCTTGCCATGGCTTCAGACCCTTGCAGACTTGCTTATATGCGATTGGACAAAGGCAAAGAAGAATGGGTTACTGTGGGTACTTGGGAAGAACATGAAGATTGTTTGTATTCCAATGACAGTTACGAAAGACCACTAGCACCAAGTGTTGTAACTACTGCTAACAAGAAGTGGGTAAACTCTTATGGGTATTCTAGTGTGGGTAATATCTACATGGAAGACTATGACTCTTTGGAGGGCGATGACTTGTATCTAGTATCCAAAGGTATTTGTGTGTACAGTAACAAACCTATGAAGAAAGATTACGTATCCGATTGTGGCAAGTATTCATATGCTAACGTAGTCAAGTGGCTCAAGAAAGCTACTGTTACAGAGCTGATGCTTGAGGGATTGAGTAGCTCACAAGCCTACGATATTGTGAGTAGCAGAAAAGATATGACACCTGTCATAGAAAAGGAGACTAACAAATGACTATGCCAATGACAGAGCTTGTAGACTTTCACAATCGTGATAAAGAGTATTGGAAAAGCTTCCATAAAAACTTTCCAAGTTATGAGGATGTGTGTGCTTATCCCGAAGTGCAAGTTGATATTACTACTCTAGAAGAATTGTATCAGTTCTTGAAGCTTCCTTGTTGTATGGATAGTGATGGTCATGGCTCATCTTGTGATGTTCGATACAGAGTTGATGTGGATAACAAACAAAGAGTCAGAGCTTTCTTTACAATGCGAGAGAGAAAGTATATCTGTAGAGTAAGACACTATGACTGTTGGTCTAGGAATACTGCAAGGTACGAGGGTAAACGAGTAGAGTTGATAGGTATATATTCTCAACGACACCATGATTACTTCAGAGAAGTAGGTACACTAGCATCTAATCTAACCTTGCGAGAGTGGGAAGCTGAAAGAAGTAAAATGGTCAAGTATGATTATGCTAGAGTCAAGGAAAATACTGCTAATCAAATGGGTATACAGACGAGTGACCAAGAGGAGTATGCAAAGTTACTAAATATTCTAGATGAGCAGAATGCTCTAGAGCGTTGCTTTGCTCGTAACTATACTCATTCAAGGACTATCACAAGTCATATCCTATGTTGTGAGCACTATGAAGAATGGCTCAGAAGAATGAAGGATGATTTGTGTCTTTACGTTCACGACCCAGCTCTCAGAGAACAAGTCGACATGATAGTAATGCCAGAGTTCTTTGAGGAGTTGTATGAAGATTGCTACATTGTAATTCCACAATGGTGGCGTTGTGATTACTCTAGTGACAGAGTCATTGGTCATAGGTGGGAAGCACCAATTATCAATGGTAGTAGATACAAACCCGAACACGTTGAGGAAAACTTTGTTCGTTGTCCTATCACTGATGAGTGGACTCACAAAGACACTCTTATTGAATACAATGGTAGGTGGGCTAGTAAAGAGGGTTTACTTTCTATTGGTGTTCGCTTCTGTAGTAGATGTGGTCAAGCAGTAGAAGAAACGTCTATGTATATCAACAAATGTATGGATTGTGGAGATAAGGCTCTTGCTTACGCTATGCAAAGGGATATCAATAGTTACCACAACTTTGATGCTTGGATGATAAGATGTATGGCATCAGAGAATCCACTCAAGACTTTGCTGATGGGCGTAGAGTTAGAGGTTGATGGGTATGGTAGACCCGACTATGACGACTGTCATAGCATTCGTAAGAGATATAAAATACTTGGCGACATTCAACATGATGGGAGTCTATCAGAGGGTTGTGAGTTCATTACTCATCCTTCAAGTCATAGGTATCATCAGAAGTATTTACCTACCTTTTCGTCAGACATGATAGAACATTATCATGACCCTGAAGGAGAGTCTAATGATTGTGGTGTTCATATCCATATCAACAGAAGTTTCATAGGGTATGGTGAGGACAACGAAACGTGTCGTAAGATGGATTGGTTCTTTCATAGGTACAAACCCTATGTGTGTAGGATTGCAGGTAGACGCAGTGCAAGTTGGGCTCGCTTCAGCAAAGACTATTCAAGAGATTCTTGGGAATACTTCGGTAAAGATAATCATGAGAATAGATACCAAGCTATCAACTTCAACAATTTCAATACTGTTGAGTTTCGTGTCTTTGCTACTCCCGATTATGATGGGATACATATGATGCGATATATTGACTTTGTGGATTCGCTTGTTCATTGGTCGATGCAAGCAACTAAACAAGAGGTTATGAATGATAGTGCTTGGGATTACTACAAAGCGTTTGTTCACAACAGAGAGAAGAAGTATCAACAACTACACAAGGTGTTGACTAACGATAGTTATTTCAGAAAAAAAGTATGACAGTTGTCATAGAAAGGTAAGTATGTGTATTGCAATAATTAAACCGAAAGGTCAAGCCATACCTTCAAAGAAGTATATACAAAATTCTTTTGAACACAATCCCGACGGGGGTGGGTATGCAGTTAAACGTAATGGCTATATCAAGTATGCCAAAGGTTACTTTGATGTAGATGAGTATTACAAAGAGTTGGAACAGAATATCAGAACAGAAGATGAAGCATTGATTCATATGAGGATTACTACTCATGGTGGTACATCCAAAGAATGTTGTCATCCTTTTCCGATTACTAGTTCCTACAAACAAATGAGAAAGACAGAGGGTAAGACTGACAAGATACTTATACACAATGGTGTCTTGGGTGGTAGGTTTGGAGAAGAAGCTAGAGATGGGGTATCAGATACAATGGTACTTACTAGATACATTGACGAAGCTCAGTTCAGAAGCTTTGGCAAGGGCTTCAAATCTATTATGAATACAGTTGTAAGTGGTACTAACAAAGTTGCTATTCTTACTAGTAGAGGTATTACTATGATTGGTAAGGGGTGGACTGAAGCTGACGATGGGAATTGGTATTCTAATTCTACTTACAGTTATGGTTGTGGTACTATGGGTTTTTATGGTAAGTACTATGATAACTTTAGTTTCAACAACTTCTATACCAAGAGGAAGAAGAAGAAAAAGAAAGATAGAGATACGTTCTTAAAGTATGGTTACAACACTGTAAATGTACAGAACTTATCTACACAAGCACAGTTAGATTTGAATGAATCTATCTGTCCATATTGCTTAGCCTTCTTGGGAGAAACTAAGAAAGGTAGTAACTATATTATATCTTGTCATTCTTGTTGCACACATTTTACAGATATAGTATAATACACATATACAAAGGAGTGTTCCTTATTCATTTTCACGCCTTTGTAGGCAGTTTGAGTGTTCTGTTTCCTAGTTAAAAACACTCACTTTTTTATTAAACTACTAACAAAGAAAGGGGGATAATAACCTTTAGTTTATAGTGCGATGAAACCTTTGGGTGTATAGGTTAACCCAAAATCCTATGACACTGTCATAGCTTTTATTTAACAATAACAAAGGAAATAATTATGCGAGAAAAAATATATGACACATTCACAGCAGTCACTGGAGAACAACCAATGAAAGAAAAAACTGTAGAATGTGAGAAGTCGTTCCAACCAATAGTACAATATTCTTTTAATGAAAACTACGTTAGGTGGTTAGAAACTAGAATATTTAAAATAGAAAAATTTATTGAAGATGCTTGTAACAATGAGATAGATGATTGTAACAAAGCAGTCAATGAAGTAACTGATGGAAGTGAACAAATATTTGAAGGCAGAAAAGAGTACGCTGAATATATATTAAGATGTAAAGACAAAGGTTGGTATTTAGATAATGATACTAATGCTAATCAATTAGAATTAGATATAGAAAAATAAAAATAATAGTTGACAACTATTAAAAAATAATGATACTCTTATAACCATAACTTAATTGGAGGTGGTTATATGAGTATATTTAAATTACGACCCTACAACTATTTAGTAGAAAAAGATACTTGTCAAACAAAAAGTTTGGGAAAACACGCAGGTTACTGTGGTAGTTGTGGTCTTATGTTTGGTACACTAGAGATAGGAACTAACTGTGGTCGTTGTGGCTCAGAGTTATTCGACCCTAATCACGAACAAGGATTAGACGAATGGAGAGCTAAACGTGAGCAGTAATGATTCTTTCAATACTTTCTATGACACTGTCATAGAACCTTTATACAAACAACAAAAAGAATTAGAGAACCAATCTATAGAAATTACTGTAGAGAGGTATCAGAAAGCTCTTTCGGACATGGAGAAAAGAGGTAGGGCTGGTGAAACAAAACCAGTCATACTTCTTATTTCTCGTTCTACTCAACAACTATCCAAATCAATCGAAGACTGGATATATCCTTCAACAAAAGAAAGAGGTTGGAATGCAGGTAGAAAAGCTACTACTCGTTCTATATTTAAAAGCCTTGAACTCTCACCATTTGAATATGCTTTTTGTACATTGAAGGTTGTGTTTAATCATATAGTAACTACTAATAATGATTTAGCAAAACAAACTTCTATATGTATAGCGTTAGCAGAAACATTAATACATGAAGCTAACTACAGAAAATTTAAAAAACAAGAACCAAAAATGTTGCGTTCAATTCAAACTCATGTTAAACATATAGATGCGTATAAGAATAAAGAATTAGAATTTGTAGAGAAGTGCATGAGTGAAAGAGGAATGTTAAAACATACACTTGATAAAGAAGATAAACTACGACTAGGTCACAAACTTTTAGAATTAGCTATCGAACAAACTGGAATGTTTGAAAGCAAAAGAATAAGAGTAGGTAAAAACAAAACCGCCTTTGTGGTTACGTTATCAGAAAAAATTAAAAAATTTCTAAATGAAAGCTCAGAACTACTAGCATTTTTTACTCCAACATACAGACCTATGGTTGTTCCTCCTGTGAATTGGACTAGCTTATATTCTGGTGGCTACTTAAGTCAACACCCAAACTGGAAGCCTGATTTTATTAGGCGTATGACTATTAAACAACACAGAGATTTGGGGCAGGAGGATTTAACCATTGCTATGAAAGCTGTTAACACGGCACAACAAACTTCTTGGGCAATTAACACAGAGGTGCTTGATGTTATGAAGACGTTGTGGGTAGAGTGTGGAGGTATAGCAGGATTACCTACTACAGAAAACGCTGAGCTTCCTCCAAGACCTTGGGATAAAATGTCTAAAGAAGAATGGATAAAATTTAAAAAAGAAAATAAAGATTTAGTTTCTAGATATAGTAAAGCTTGTGCTAATGTATATGCAGAGAATAGAGAGATGTCATCTAAACGTATAGCTTTACTTTCACAAATGCAGATAGCAGAAGATTATTCTAAATACAAAGAGATATACTTCCCATGGAATTTAGATTTTAGAGGGAGGATATATCCTATACCTACTACATTAAATCCACAATCAAATGATATAGGTAAGTCTCTATTAAAATTTTCTAGAGGTTACAAGTTAACAGACAAAGGTATGTACTGGTGGAAAGTGGGATGTGCTAATGCGTATGGAGAAGATAAAATAGATTTTGATTCAAGAGTAAAATGGTTTGAAGAAAATAAAAAATGGATTCTTGAATGTGGAAGAAAACCCTTAGAGTGTTCTTATTGGTGTGATGCTGATAGTCCTTTTCAGTTTCTTGGATTTTGTTTAGAGTATGCTAAAGGAGATAACATATCTTATCTACCAATTAACATGGATGGAACTTGTAATGGGTTACAACATTTATCTGCTATGACACTTGACGAGATAGGAGGTAAAGCAGTAAACTTATTAGACTCAAAAGAACCACAAGATATTTATACTGAAGTAGCAGAAGAATTAAAAGAACAATTAAAGTTAGATGATGAAGCAGGAATAGAAAGAAACTATTGTCAGATGTGGCAAGATAAAGTAGATAGAAAATTAGTTAAGTCTGGTACTATGACTACTCCATATGGTGTAAGTCAGTATGGATTAAAAGACCAAATACTAGAACAAGCTAAAGAAAAACTAGAGGGATACACAGTAGACAAATTTAGAGCTTCAGTGTACCTAGCAGATAAGCTAGGCGAGTCCATAAGAAATGTCGTTGTGGGTGCGAGGAAAACAATGGACTGGTTTGATACTATAGTAGAAGAAAGCAATCAACAATTTATTAAATGGTATACTCCATTAACAAACTTCCCAGTAATTCAAAGTTATCAAAAGAGTAAAAAGAAAAGAGTAAGTTTGTTTATTGGTAATCAAAGAGTACAACTACATATACAAAAGAGAGTAGATATAGCTGCCGAAGGTAAACAGAAGTCTGGCTTCTCTCCTAACTTTGTACATAGTATAGATGCTTGTATGTTAATGGAAACTTTAATAAGATTATTTGAAGATAAAGGAGTACGAGAGTTTAGTTTAATACATGACTCTTATGGTACTCATGCAAACCATGTAGATGATTTACATAAAATTTTACGAAAAGTTTTTGTTGACATCTATAAAAATGGTGATATACTTCAAAGTATTAAGAGTCAATTAGGAGCTAAGACAGAACCTCCTAAGCTTGGAAAGTTAAACATTGAAGAGGTACTTAAAAGTAAATACTTCTTCCATTAAAAGTAGTAGTTATAATAACTACTTAAATATAAACTTATAAGGAGAATAAGTATGAGCAACATAGTTCGATTAGTTACACCAGTGGGTGTAGGTAAATACGTGTTCATTAACGAACCGCAAACAAAGTTCGACCCTAATGGGGTGTACAATGTTAGCCTCGTTATGTCAGAAAAAGATGCTAGTCCATTGATGACTACATTAGATGAACAACTAGAACTTGCAAAGACGCAAGCACTAGAAACTGCTAAACCTCAGAAGAGGGATAGTTTAAGTATTAACAAACCATACACTAGAGAGTATGATGACAATGGTGTAGAAACTGGCAACATTGAATTTAAATTCAAGATGACTGCTAAGTATACTACACGAGATGGAGAAGTAAGAGAGCGTAAGCCTACCATAGTTGACACTAAAAGAAATACTGTTAGCGAAATAGTTGGTAGTGGTTCTAAACTAAAAGTTGCGTTTAACGCACGTCCATATTACATGCCATCTGCTAATGCTTATGGTGTATCTTGTTTCTTATCAGCAGTTCAAGTAATTGAATTGAAAGGGGTAGACGTATCTGACTTTGCAGAAGAAGAAGGATTCGTTAGTACTGCGATTGCTGAAGAAAAAATCTCAGCAGTTGAAAGCAACCCCGATGACTTCTAAGAAACCAAAGAGGTTTAAAAGAAATGACCCAAGTCTGAGGCATGGTTATCGCTCGGGCTTGGAGCATTCTTTTGCAAAAGACCTAGACGAAAAGAATGTCGATTATGGTTATGAGTCAAAAGTAATTACTTATGTAAAACCCGAATCTAATCATAGATATACTCCCGACTTTATTGTTAAGACTAAGTCGGGTAAAACTATTATAATAGAAACCAAAGGTAGATTTGTTTCATCAGATAGAGTTAAACATTTATTAATTAAAAGACAATACCCAGACCTTGACATTCGTTTCGTATTTAGTAAAGTTAAACAACGATTAAGTAAACGTAGCAAAACTACTTATGGGGAATGGTGTGAAAGACATGGATTTAAATATGCCGAAACTACTATGCCCGATGAGTGGTTAAAGGAGTGATTATGGATTATGAAACTAAGGATAGTGGGGAGCATATACAATTTAAATCGGGTATGGTCAGAGATACAAGTAAGAACAAACCTAACTTTAATCTTCTTATTCCAAAAGGTATTAGATACGAAGAACAAATGCTTACTAGGTTTGCAGAGTTACTGACAAGAGGAGGAGAGAAGTATACACCTCGTAATTGGGAACAAGCAAACTCAGAAGAAGAATTAGAAAGATATAAAGAATCTGCGTTCAGACATTTAGTACAATGGTTGAGTGGAGCAAATGATGAAGACCATGCGTCAGCAGTCATGTTTAATATACTTGCTCATGAAACAACTGAAACTAAAATACTAAATACTGACGAAGCACCTACTTCTAAAGAACTAAATAAGATGGAGGAAACATATGATGGAATGTAATGGAGGAGCAATACAAACACATTTGCCTTGTAGTGACTGTGGAAGTAGTGATGCTCTTGCTATATATTCTAATGGTACATATTGTTTCTCATGCAAGACTTATACGAAAGAGGATAATAAAAATATGGAAGTACAAGAACCAAAAAGATTAGACTTAATTGAAGGTAAATATCAAGCGTTAACTAAACGTAACATTACAGAAGAAACCTGCAGAAAGTTTAATTATAAAGTAGGAACATGGAAAGGTCATCCTTGTCATGTAGCATCTTACTATAAAAATGGAAGTGAAGTAGCACAACATATCAGAACACCCGACAAGCAATTCCCTTGGACTGGAGAACCCGATGACATAGAATTATTTGGTCAACACCTTTGGACACCTCAAGGAGAAAACCCTAGACTTATTATTACAGAAGGAGAGATTGATGCTATGTCTATCAGTCAAGTCTTTAATAATAAGTGGGCAGTAGTTTCTATTCCTAATGGTGCATCATCTGTTGGTAAGTATATCAAAAAGAATCTAGAGTTTATAGAATCATTTGATGATATTGTATTAGCTTTTGATAATGATGAGGCGGGTAGACAAGCAGTACAAGAAGCAGTCAATCTAATATCGTGTGGAAAGATAAGAGTCATGCAATATTCTGATGGATATAAAGATGCTAACGATATGCTAGTGAATGGTAAAGCTGCAGTACTAGTTGCTTCTATCTTTCAAGCTAGACAGTACAGACCCGATGGCATTTTGTCTGGTGAAGAACTATGGTCTTATGTTTCTACTCCAGTAGAAGATGGCATATCTATTCCTTACCCCGAACTAAACCATATGTTACGAGGATTACAAAAGGGAGTATATATGTTTACTGCAGGCTCGGGAGCAGGTAAGTCAACCTTTGTACATGAGATTGGTTATCATATAATACAACACCACAAAGTTCCTTTAGGAGTTGTTGCATTAGAAGACAGTACACAAAAGACTGCACTTCGTTATCCTAGTTTGTATCTAAATAAAAGATTAGAACTAGACCCAGTAGATAATGATTTACTTCGTGATGCTTATGAAGCTACTATTAACAATGATAAGTTTCATTTGTATGACCACTTCGGTTCACTTGATAGTGATAACTTAATGAGCAAGATAAGATTTATGATTGTATCTTTAGGTTGTAAATATATTATACTTGACCACTTAAGTATTGTTATTAGTGGTATGCCTATTGGAGATGAACGTAAAGCTATTGATAGGTTAATGACAGACTTAAGAAGTTTAGCTGAAGAAACTGGAGCGTGTCTGTTGTGTGTAGTACATATTAATAGGTCGGGTAATAATGCTAATGAAGGAGGACAGATTAGTCTTCGTGACTTACGTGGCTCGGGTTCATTAGAACAATTATCAGATGCAGTAATAGCAATAGAAAGAAACCAACAACATGCTGAGTATGGTAACCTTGCAAGACTTCGAGTACTAAAGAATCGTACTACTGGAGAAGTTGGTGTTGCTGATAAGTTGACATTTAATAAAGAGACTGGTAGGTTACTTCCTAGTTGGCAAGATGACTTCGATAAGTTAGGGCTAAAGGATTATAATGAGAGTAGCATTTGATATAGAGACAAATGGATTACAACTAGATGTAGATAAAATACATTGTATTGTAGCTATTGATATTGACTCGGATAGAAAATGGATACTTAGAACGGAGGAACAGTTTGATAACTTTTATGATACTGTTTTTAAAAACATTACTTTATGGATTGGTCATAATGTTATTGATTACGATTGCTTGGTTTTGGAAAAAGTATTAGGTTGGAAGTTTGACTACAGTAAAGTGTATGATACTTTAGTTGCTTCCAAGCTAGCTTTCCCCGATATAAAAGACTCTGATATATGGAGAGTAAAAGCAGGCACACTTCCTAATAATCTTATAGGTGCATATAGTCTTGAAGCTTTTGGTTTACGTCTTGGCGAACACAAGCAACACTTTCAATCTGATTGGTCAGTACTTACTGAGGAGATGGTAGAGTATTGTGAACAAGATGTAGTAGTAACAAAGACACTATATAAAAAGATACAAGAGAAAGAAGTATCTAAAGAAGCATTAGATTTAGAACATAGTGTTAGAAAGATAATTACTAGACAAACATTTAATGGTTGGTCATTCAATCAAAGAGAAGCAGACAAGTTATATAAATCTTTGTTAATTAAAAAGTTAACAATAGAAGAAGAAGTAAAACAATTCTTTCCAGACTTTGTAGATGAAGAAGTCTTTATTCCTAAAGTAAATAATAAAGCTAGAGGTTACGAAGCTGGAGTTCCTTTTATTAAAAAGAAGCTGACTACTTTTAACTGTGGAAGTAGACAACATATAGCAAGAGGATTACAAGAACAATATAATTGGAAACCCGAAGAGTATACTGAAACTGGTATACCTAAAATTAATGAAGGTATACTAGCTAACCTTAAATATGAAGGTGCTCAAAAACTCGGGGAGTATTTTATAATACAAAAGATACTAGGCATGGTAGGTGAAGGTAAGAATGCTTGGCTTAAGATGTCTAGAAAAGAGCGTATACATGGAGCAGTAGATACTGTGGGTGCAGTTACTGGACGTATGACTCATAGAAAACCAAACATGAGTCAAGTCCCTGCTTGCTATAGTCCTTATGGTAAGGAGTGTAGAACTCTATTCAAGGCTAGTAATAATAACAAACTAGTAGGTTGTGATGCTAGTGGTTTAGAGTTAAGATGTTTGGCTCATTACATGGGTAAGTATGATGATGGACAGTATGCAGATGTAGTTGTTCATGGAGATGTACATACTACTAATATGGAAGCTTTAGGTATAACAGATAGAAACGTAGCCAAGACTTGGATTTACGCTTTCTTATATGGTGCAGGTGCAGAGAAGCTAGGACTTATTCTTGATTGTAGTAGTTATAAAGCTAATGCTATGAAAGAATCTTTCTTAGAAAAGTTACCTGCATTAAAAGAACTACAAACAAAAGTAAGAGAAGCTAGTACAAGAGGTTTCTTGTATGGCTTAGATAAAAGAAGAATACCAATTAGGTCAGCACATAGTGCTCTCAATACCTTACTACAATCAGCAGGTGCTATAGTTATGAAACAAGCATTACATAATCTAGCCCCTCACGTGTATGAAAACAATGCAGAGTTTGTTGGTAACATACATGACGAGTGGCAAATAGATGTTCCTGCTAATAATGCTGATACTGTAGGACGACATGCAGTAGAAGCTATAAGACAAGCGGGTAAGGACTTCAACTTTCTATGTCCATTAGATGGAGAGTATAAAGTTGGAAACAACTGGGCGGAGACCCATTAATGAGGAAGCTATGGCAGACGATGAAAGAAATGAAGATGAGATATATATTCCAAAAATGGAAGACTTATCTTATTTAGAGTGTACTAGTTGTAAGAACTTTTTCTTTATAGTAGAGATGATGTCGGGTATAAATGACCCTACTTATTGTCCTTACTGTGGTGCACATTTTACTAGAACTATACATATAGATGGAGGCGAAGATGACGACACTGAAGAAGAAAATTATTAATCCTGCAAAAGTTAGAATTAGAAAAAGATTAATTTGGATAAGAGCAGTGAGAGCTTTACTAAAAGAAATCGCTAATTCATTTACACATAAAATATCTAAACGTAGAGACTTGGTTACTTTTATGCAAGAGATATTAAATAGACTTGAGCGTGAAATAAGAAGAGACATAAGACGAGATGACTAATGAATAAATATGATATTATGTTTAAAGTCTATATAATAATGATGGCAACAATTTTATTTGCTTTACTTATGGAGTTAATATTATGAAAGAAGTATTAGATGTTTGTTGTGGCGGTAGACAGTTTTGGTTTAACAAAGCTTATGATAACGCTTTATACTTAGACATACGAAAAGCAGATGAAGGTATTTTAGAAGTAAGACCTAACTTTAAAGTTCAACCCGATATGATTATGGACTTTAGAGATTTAAAGTTTGATGATGAAAGCTTTAACTTAGTAGTCTTTGACCCACCTTTCAGAAAGTTTGTAGTTAACTCTGTTATGGGTATTAAGTATGGCTCATTAGAAATGGATAATTGGGAAGAGTATTTATCACAAGGATTTGAAGAGTGTTGGCGAGTACTAAAAAAGGGTGGCACTTTAATCTTTAAGTGGGGAGAACAATCTGTTAAAGTAGCAGACGTTGTTAAGATATTTAGTCAGCAACCTTTATTTGGAAACCGAAGTGGTAAAGGAGGCAAGACACATTGGTTAGTATATTACAAGGAAACAAAATGAAAACAGCATTAATAGACGGAGACATTATAGCATACAGATTTGCTTTCATTAATGAATTTGATATTGACTTTGGTGATGAAGGAGAACCTAGTATCATTACTATAGCTAAAGCAGAAGAAGCTATGGTAGATGTTGATAACTTTATCCAATGGATTCTTGATACTACTGGAGCAGACAAAGCAGTTGTTTGCTTATCGGGTAAAGATAACTTTAGATACAATGAACTAGAAGGTTATAAAGATAATAGAAATGCTTCTACTGTTCCTACTTTAGTAGATGTATTAAAAAAATATATGACTAAATCTTGGGATGCTAAAACAGAAAGTAAATTAGAAGCTGATGATTTAATGGGTCTACTTCAAGATAGTAATAGTATAATATGTACAATAGATAAAGACTTAGACCAAATAGAAGGCATGCACTTTAATTGGAATAAAAAGGAAATATATGAAATCGACGAACTACAAGCAAGACACTTCTTCTACTCTCAAGTACTTATGGGAGACTCAACTGATAATATTAAAGGTGCTCCTAAAATTGGTAAGGTTAAAGCTGTTAAAATTTTGGATAAGTGTATTGAAGACCAGTTGTCGGATGAAGAAATTTGGGAAACAATAAAAGAAATATACCAAGAACAATACCGAAAATATATTGATGAAGATGCTAGTGATAATTTTATTAACAAATATTTAGTATCAAACACTAGAGCAGTACGAATATTAAGAGGAAAGGAATACGATTTTACTACAAAAGAAATAGATTATTGGATTTAACATGCTCCCTAATAGGGAAATAATCCCGTAAACTATCCTCCTTTATTAGTTTAATCTACCCTCTTAGGACTATCTTAAGAGGGTTTTATTTATTATGAATGAAAAATTAAAAGAATTATCGGCAGAACAACTAGCTGAATTTTTCCCTAGGAATTTAAAAGACGTAGTTGATTTACTAGAAGTAGTACATCCTCCTACCTTACCTAATAAAAACACACCTGATAGAGAAATATGGATAGAAGTAGGTAAACAAGAAGTCGTAAACTTCTTAAAAAACAAACTTAAAAAGGAAGAAGAAGATGTGTACTAAGATGAATAAGGCAAGAATTACTGACCAAGTAGGTTCAGATATTATGCCTAATATAGATTTTATTGGTTTAGGAGATTTGCAGATAGGACAAAATAGTCCTCTACAACAACAACAATCTGGAATGGGTATACGACAATTAGGATTTACTAGTACAACTAGAAGCGAAAGAAACGTCCCACAAATAAAACCTAAGAATACTAATATGGGAATGTTACAAATAAACAATTCAACAGGAATGCAGTACTAATGTATAAGAGAAACGCAACAATACCAGTCGAAGATGTTAGCAACCACAAAGGTAAAGCTGCTAAACATTATGCTACTATGTCTGGAAAAAGACATAACATATTAGAAAGAGCACGAAGATGTTGTCAGTTAACATTACCTGCTTTATTAACTCCCGATTATTCAAATGAATCAGATGTATTAACTACTCCTTTCCAGTCTTTAGGAGCAAGAGGTGTTAATACTTTAGCTTCTAAATTACTACTAGCTTTGTTTCCTCCTAACACTCCTTTCTTTAAATTATCTCTATCAGACAAAGAAGCTTTAGAATTACAAAACCAAGCAAGTCAATTAGGACTAGCAAAAGGTAAATCTTTCTTATCTAGTTTAGAAGAAGCTATGACTAGATATGAGCGTATATTAATTAAAGAAGCAGAGAAAGATTCGTTACGAGTTCCTATGTTTGATACATTAAAACTATGTATTGCTACAGGTAATGCTTTATTATTTGTCCCTAAAAAAGGGGATGTAAAAGTTTATTCAATAGAAAAATTTGTTATAGAAAGAGACTATTCTGGAAATCCTATTAGATGGATTGTATGTGAAACTCTATCTCCTAAAGCTTTACCAGAAGAAGCTTTTAATAGTCTTAGTAAAAAAGACCAAGAGAAAACAGAAGTAAGTATATTTACTTATGTTCTTAGAAAAGATAAAGATACCTATGAGGGTTGGCAAGAACTTAAGAATGGTACTGTTATTACTGGAACAGAAGGAGAATATAAAGCTGAAGATATGCCTTGGATTCCTGTACGTTGGTCTTCTATTGCAGGAGAACATTATGGTAGAGGTTTAGTAGAAGAATATCTTGGTGATTTAAATTCATTAGAAGCTATATCTAAATCTATTGTACAAATGGCAGCAGTATCTTCTAAGATTTTATTTATGGTTAATCCTAATGGTACTACAAAAGTAAGAGATTTAGCTAGAAAAGAATCTGGAGATTTTGTAGTAGGTAATATTCAAGACGTTAATACATTACAAGTACAAAAACAAAATGACTTTCAAGTTGCTTATCAAACTAAAGTAGGATTAGAAGAAGCTTTATCTCATGCGTTCTTATTAAATGTAGCAGTACGAAGAAATGCAGAACGTGTAACTGCTGAAGAAATTAGATATGTAGCAGCAGATTTAGAAGACAATTTAGGTGGAGAATATTCTGTACTTTCACAGACTTTACAGTTACCTTTAATAAAAGCATTGATGGCTAGGTATGCTTCACAAAATAGATTACCTGCATTACCAACTGGTTCAGTAGAACCTACTATTATAGCAGGACTAGAAGCATTAGGTAGAGGACATGATTATGGTAAACTAAGACAATTTGTTGGAGATGTAATGAATTTACAAGCTGGCTCATTTATAAATATGCCTGACTTAATTACTCGAATAGGAGTATCTCAAGGTGTTGAAATGGCTGGATTGATTAAGACAGAAGAACAATTACAACAAGAACAACAAGCTGCTATGCAACAACAACAAGCTATGATGCAACAACAAGCTGCTGTTCAAGGCTCTGCTGGAGCTGCAAGTAAAATAGCAGGTGAATTAATTAAGGAAGAAGAGTAATATATGAGCGAAGAAAAATTAAGCGAGGAGGTAGTAACAGGAGTTTCAGAACCACAAGGAGCAACACCTATACCAAATGGTGTTAATATTCCTATGGGAGAAACTGCACCTGAAACACCTAAAGAAGAACCACAAGAAAAAATTCTAGGTAAGTTTGAATCACAAGAAGACCTTGTAAAAGCTTATCAAGAATTAGAAACTAAATTAGGAAGTAAAGAAGTAGAACCTACTCCTACTGTTAGTGAAGAAGGTAATTTTAACTTTGATAAGTATTCAGAAGAGTATGCGAATAAAGGTGAATTATCAGAAGATAGTTATAAAGAACTAGAAGAATTAGGTTTTGGTAAACCTATGATTGATGCTTATGTTGCAGGTCAACAAGCATTAGTAGACCAATGGAAATCAAGCGTAGTAGAAATGGCAGGCTCAAAAGAAGATTATGATAATCTAATTAATTGGGCAAGTCAAGGTGGAGTAGACGATGCGTTTGCTCAACAGTTTGACGAAGCAGTAGCTTCAATGGATAAGAACAAAGCTCAAATGGCTATAGAAGCTTTAAAGAGCATGTACTCATCTGGTGAGCCACAACTGCTTGATGGAGTCTCAGGGTCTGAGGCTGGTGATGTTTATGAAAGTTGGGCTCAGCTAACTGCTGATATTAACACTAAGCTTTACCAAAAAGACCCCGCTGAACGTGAAAGAGTTCAAAGAAAACTTAAGCGGTCAAGACTATAGATATTTAAAGCCTTACTTTAAACTACTAAGGTATGTTAATTGTAAGACAACTTGTAAGTAAATATATAATTGATTATTTTTATTATTAATTATTAACCTCATAGGAGATATTAAAATGGCAGCTCTCGATTATTCGAACTTTGGTCGTCCGGGTCAGGTAAACAATACTGGTGCGACAGACGCAATGTTCTTGGAGTTGTTCTCTGGTGAAGTACTTGCAAGCTTTGAACGAGCTACAGTAATGCAAGGCAAAGTCAGAGAGCGTACAATTAGTGGACAGAAGTCAGCTTCTTTCCCCTTGATTGGTCGTGCTTCTACTACTGGCTATCATGCTGCTGGTACAGAAATCGAACCAACATCTATTGCTCATAACGAGCAAGTTATATCTATTGATGGTTTAATGTATGCGTCTACTTTCGTAGATGACTTTGAAGATATGTTAAATCATTACGAAGTTCGTTCAGCTTACGCTAAAGAACTAGGGGCAACTCTTGGTTTTACTTATGACCAACATTTGCTTAGAAAACTTATCTTAACTGCTCGTGAAGCTAATGCTTTATATGCAGCAGATAATACACAATTACCAGCGGCTGGTGGAGACAATCAAATTGAAGACGATACTTTCCAGTTAACTGCAGGTGATACATTAACAGGTGATGCATCTTCAGTAGCAGCAAAAGCAGAAGCTTTAGCTAACGCTATCTTTGCAGCACAAGAAAAATTCGATAATGCTTTTGTCTCAGAAACAGATGAAAAAATCTGTATCTTAAGACCTAAGGATTATTATGACCTATTAGCAGGCACACAAGAGTCTGGTTTCTCAGTAATCAATCGTGATTATGATGGAGCAGGTTCTTATGCTGATGGTAAAGTTCTTAAGATTGGTGGAGTAACTATTCTTAAGACTCCAAACTTACCAAGCACTAATGTCGCACAAAGTGGTGCAGCAACAGGTATTGATTATTACCATTATGGTGATTTCAGTAAGACTGTTGGTGTTATCTTCTCTGCTGACGCTATCGGTGTGGTACGTTTACTTGGATTAGGTGTACAAACTGATTACCAAGTTGAAAGACAAGGAACTCTAATGGTTGCTCGTCAGTCAGTAGGTATCGGAACACTTAGACCTGAGTGTGCTGTAGAGCTTAAGATTGCATAATCTTGAGTAATTTCAACCCCTCTTCTTGAGGGGTTTTTTATAATTTTAAAAGGACAACATGAATTTATTACCTCAAACAGAATTAGAAGCAGTAAATGTTTGTTTGCAAAACATTAATGAAAGTCCCGTAAGCAGCCTTGATACTGCATTTGCAGACGCATTAATGGCTCGTCAAATGCTTCATGATAACTCAAGAAAAATACAATCTATCGGTTTAGTATGTAATACTGACTATGAACTTACTTTATCTAGGGACTCTTCAAAACATATTAGTTTACCTACAAATACTTTAAAAGTTTATATTCCTAGAAAAACAAACGAAGGTAAGCGAGACGTGGTTCAACGAGGGCAAAAACTTTACGATAGAAAAAATAATACTTATGAATTTGATGAAGATTTAAAAGTTACTCTAGTTAGTTTCTTGACATGGGAAGATTTACCTCAAGTAGTAAGAAGTTATATAACAGTTAATACTGCTAGAAAGTTTGGCTCACAAGTTGTAGGTGATGTTGATTTATTTAAATTAACAGAACAAGACGAACTAGAAGCTAGAATAGAATTTCGTAGAGAACAAATAGACGTAGAACAAGCAAATATATTATATGACTCTGAAGCTTCCTTTGGAGTACTTCATAGAACAAGGGATTATCCAAATTATGGCATCTAAATCTTTCTTTAGTCATCAAGTAACAGGACTATCAAACGGAGTGTCAACTCAACCTGACTTAGTAAAGTTAGGTAATCAGGCAGAAGAACAAATAAATTTTGTATCAAGTATAGCTAGAGGACTAGAAACTAGAAATGGTACAGAATTAATTACTTCTTTAGAACCTATTGATACTAGTATAAATGCTAATTCTTTTATTACTAAGATAGACAAAAACAACAAAGCTTCTGCTACTGATGTTAATGCAGTAACTGATGATTATATATTAGTATTTACTGATAGTGCTTCTAAGCCTATAGAAGTTTATAATAAAGATGGAGTAAAACAAACAGTTTTATATGGAAGTTCTAGTGCAGGTGGAAGTAATACTAATACGTACGTAGCAACTACAACTCCAAGACAAAGCATTAGAACCGCCGTGATAGAAGATTACGTTATTGTAAGTAATGCAGAAAAAGTTACATCAATGAAAACTAATGCAACAACCAATACTAATAATGGACAAACTGCTATTATTTCAGTTGAAGGCAACCCTACTGCAAACTTTGATATATTTATTAAACAAGGAGCGGCAGCAGTTCAAACTTGTACTACAACTGGAATAACTTCTTCTAGTACTTTTGTACAAATAGCTAGTGCAATTAAAACTGCTATTGAAGCAAATGCTTCGTTAACTAATTTAACTATTACAACAGATGATAATATTGTTAAAATAACTCATGATACAGATATATTAACTCAAGATATTTATGTTCGTAAAGATATAGAGTTAGAGATAAATGTTATTAATCAAAATGTTTCTTCAGCAGCAGCACTTCCTAAACTAGGTGGATATGATGGATATGTCTTAAATGTTGTAGGAGTAGATGAACAAAACACTTTAGCAAATTATTATGTTAGTTGGAATGCTAGCAAACAGATTTGGGAAGAAGCTCTTGAGCCTGGTCTTGACTTTGAAATAGACCCTGATACAATGCCACACTTTTTAATTAGAACAGGAGCACCTAACTCTGATGGAGTAGCTGAATTTAGTTTTGTAGTATCTGGTGATACTGGATTAAGTAATCAAAGGTCAGCTCAATCTTATGCTAATAGATTAGTAGGAGATGATGACTCTAACCCTATCCCTTCATTTATAGGTAAATCAATTATTGATGTACAGTTCTTTAGAAATAGATTAGTTTATTTAGGACAAGATAGTGTAGTAATGTCAAAATCTAATGACTACTTTAATTTATTTGCTTCTTCTGCTATTATAAATAATTCTGATAACCCTATTGATATTTTCTTAGGAAGTAACTTTTCTGTTAGACCTAAATATATGGAAGTATATGGTAATGGACTAATAGTCTTTACAGAAAACCAACAATTTTTAGTAAACTCATCTGCAGAAGCTTTAAGTCCTTCAACTGTTCGAACAGAATTAATTACATCTTATAGTGTAGATGAAGATGTTAGACCTGAAAAATTAGGTAGTAATGTATACTTTGCAGATAATATAGGTGCAAATGCTGTTATTAGAAAGTATGTAGTAAAAGATGATAACTTAGTAAAAGATGCTATAGAAATAACTGCACATGTAGATACATATATTCCTAAAGATATAAAGTACATGACTAGCATATCTAATAAAAATATGATATTCTTAGGAACAGTTTCAGAACCTAAAAATATTTACGTTTATAGTTACTATGAAAGTAATAAGAAACAATTACAATCTGCGTGGTCTAAATTTAATTTTAATGCAGATATATTTGGTGCAGTAGTCTTTGATAATACAATTTATCTTGTAGAAAATTCTGGATTAAATATTAATATAGCTAAATTAGATTTGTTTGATTATTCATCACAACTACAAATTGACCAAAAAGTTTTTAAAGATAATCCTAACTATACAATAACAGAAGATAATACAACAGAAGTAACTAAATTTGATTTACCTTTTAGAGCAGAACTAGATAACAGTTTATTAGCAGTAGCTACTGTTAATAATGAATTAAAACAAATATTTCCTACACAATTATTAGAAGCTAATAATCCTGATAGTTCTTTAGGAGAAACATATACTTCTACTATAGGAGTTCCAGAATTAACGTCTTATGTTCCTAGTGATATTATATTAAGTAACTCTTATATTGATGACTATAATGGTACTTATAATGAATCAATAGATGCTAACAGTAGTAATGATAAAGCTTATAAACTAGCTACAGGAACTAAGAAACTTATAGATTATAATAGTGACACTAATCGTTATGAGATTAAAGGCTTAGGAGATGATGGAAGATTTCCTGATTTTGTTAGTCAAGCAAGTAGAGGTAGTAATACTTATACAAGAATAGTAGGTGGAATCTTACCTTCTCAAGAAATTGATAGCTTAACAGATACTAATACTTGGCATTTAAATCTTAACTTTAATGGTACTGAATCTATTAGAAAAGCTATGTTAGAGTTTAAAGGTAATGGAGTAGCAGGAGTACAAGGTAACTATGTAAAAATACCTGCAGTAACTTTAAGTTCTTTAAATGAATTTACAACTAATTTAAAAATATACTTATCATCTGAAAGTAGAGACAATGTTTCTGTTTTATCTTTAGGTGGTAATAGACAAGCTAGTAATGAAAGAATAAATATTTATAGAGATAGAAATACAAAAAATGCAGTTTTAGAAATATATAAAAACAGTACAAGAAATAAGTTTTTTATTGATAATTTATTTAACAATGCTTGGAATGATATAATAATAACTTGGTATTATGGAATAATAAGTGTAACTAATCACGGAGTTAACTTACCTTTATTTGATAGGTCAATATTAGATTCTGGAGATAGAGTAGTTATAGATAGAATAGATTTAGCAAATTCTTTAACACCTTCTTCTGCAACTTCAGTTTCTTATATTGGAAATGAAGATGGTGCTAGTGTACAATTAAAAGGTTATATCTCACAATTTAAACATTCTGAAAATAAAACTAATGGTAAATTAACATTTAATGGAGCATCTACTACTAGAGTTGAAGACTTAGATACAGTAAATGCTGCTATAGCTTTAGATGAACATACCTTAGGAGATAAATTTAATCTTACTGTTCGAGGAACTTTTGATAGTACTACATCAGATAATTCAGTTATTTATTGTAATAAAAAAGATACACAAGGTTTTGATAGTAAAGGTACTTTTGCTATACAAAAAGATGGTAATACTAGTTGGACTAAACTTAAATTTATACCTACTAGTTCTACTGCTCACAAAGTCTTTGAAGAAATAGATGATACTATAAATTACTTTTGGGTACATGGAGGAACTATAGGACAAAAAATAACAGGACTGGCTGTTACACATACGGCTGCTAATACAGGAGTTCCTATAGACTGGGGAGATGATACTTCTAATATTCTTAGTAGTGGAATAATAACTTCACATACTTATACTACTGCTTTTGAACCACAATATATTGATGGAAGTGAAAGCCTTTACTTTGATAATCTTTGGACAGGAATAGAAAAAAGGTTAGATGTTGATTATAATGATGGAACTGTAAAAGTTTATCTTGACAATGTACAACAAACTCTGTATGATTCAGATAAAGCTACTCCTAAAGATACTATAACTAACTATGAAAACTTTAGGACTGCATCATTAGATTCAAAAATTATGAGTACTGATATTTATACTATAAATAATAGCGTAACTGTACAAGGAGATAGACCTACAAGTGTTCAAGAAGTTTCTTCTAAAGGTTCTTTAAATCACTTTAAATTAGTTACTACAGATATTTTTGGAAATAAAAATAATGTATTTGATATAAGATTTCAGGATGGGTCAGGAACGTCAGTAGTTGATTTCTATTCTTCAAGCACTTATAATATACTTGGAAGTATTTCTTCATATGCTTGGGTTGCTAATTCAGAAACTAACAATGATATATTTAATTACAATTTTGTAGATAATCTAGAAGAAGAACCTACTGCATCTGTTGACATTGTTAATACTAGAGAAGGTAGTAGAGCTAAAGATGATAGTAGTAATAATTATCATGGAACTGTAGTAATTAACCAATTAAGTAAATATACTGATGTTTGGGTAACTCCTCCTAATATAACTTATTATGGAAGAGTATTATTCTTTGGTTATCCAGTAGAAAGTTCATACACTTTATCTCCATACTTCTTACAAGTACAAAATAAAAATTATCCTACAGGACGTTTAAATCTAAAATCTATTGATATTAGTTTCCAAGACGCAGTAAACTTTTCATTAGAAGTAAAGACCAAAGGTAGAGAAACTTATGAGAAACAATTTACAGGTAAAGTAGGATTAGTTAGCTCTGATGTACCTCAAAAAGAAAGTGGTATACATAAATTTGGAGTAAATAGTAATACAGAAAACTTAACATTAACTTTAAAAAACAATAGTCCTTATAGGTCTCAGTTCGTGGGAATTGCTTATGAAGGAACTTATATAAATAGGAGCAAGATAAAATATGGCGGCAAAGTCAATTAAAGAGTTTTCAGGCTCAGAAGTAAATAATAATGGACAAGACAGAGTTTTAGACTATAGTAGTTTAGACCTTTTGCCTAACATAACAACTATAACTGTTTTGCACATTAAAGATTATTATATTGGGACTGGGGACAACAATCAAACAGAAACTATATTAGAAGAAGGTACTCATTTTACAAATGATACTAATAGTAAAGAACTAACATTATTAGATAATACAGTGTCGGGACTTACTATTGATACTACTTTAGATAAAATAGCATTACTAAGAACTACAGATATTAGTAGTCCTTCAGTATCTTTTGCAGATACAAGTTTATTAACAGATACTAACCTTAACCAAGCAGTAAGACAAAGTTTATTTAAACTACAAGAGTTAAGTGAACAACAAGCTGATGGTTATGATACAACTGCTTTAGCTTTAACAGGTACTATTAATTCTAATAAAAATAGTATAACAGCTATAACTGCTAACGATTTCGTTACTCAAACAAGAATAGCTACTGGAGCAGTAGGAACAAATGAAATTGAAGATGGAACAATACAAGGTACTGATTTAAATATATCAAGCGTAAAAGCAGCAATAGGTGATGTATTATATCCATTAGGTTCAGTATATTGTAATATGTTAAATACACAAGACCCTGCTACTTTACTAGGCTTTGGTTCTTGGACTAGAATAGAAGGAAGAGTTATAGTAGGTTATAATACTGCAGATACAGATTTTGATAACTTACTAGAAACTGGAGGTTCTAAAACTCATACTTTAACTGTAGATGAAATGCCAAGTCATACTCACACAGTAGGGATTCAAAGTATTAATGACAGAGATGACGATGAAAATAAACATACTATAGTTTCGGGAGGCAGTACTACTACTTCGTCTACTGGAGGAGACCAACCTCATAATAACTTACAACCTTACATAACTGGAAGTCTTTGGTATCGTTCAGCATAATGTTTAAATTAGAGTTAATAACTACATCAGAAGATAAATTTGAAGCTAGTAATATTACATTACGTCCTTCAGATATTATAGAATTTACATGTGCTTCGGGACAACCTTGGCAAAAAGAATTAGCAGAATCTATTTCAGTTAGTGATTTACTTTGGAAAGGAGTAAATGAAAAACAAGAAATAGTTTCAGTAGGTGGTGTAGTTATTTTACCAGACGCAGTAATACCTTGGTTTGCAGGTACTAATAAAAGCAAGCATGAAAAAAGAAGTTGGTTGGAAGAAGGTAAAAAGTTTGTAGAACTTTTAAGAACTTTCGAAAAACCTGTTGTTAATTACGTATGGAATAAAAATACAAAAACTATAAAATGGCTTGAAAGATTAGGTTTTGTAGTAGAAAAAAATAAGGAATATGAATTTTATCATGAAACTAAATTTTATAAATTTTACTTGGGAAAGAGAGGTAAATAATGTGTGAACCTGTAACAATGGGAATAACTATGGCAGCCACTCAAACTGGACTAAGTATTTTTGGAAATACAAAAGCTAATAAAAGAGCTAATAAAATAGCTAGAGCACAAGCTGCAGCAGCTAAAGAACAATACTATAATAATAGAGTTCGTACAGAATTAAATTATGGAATGGATTTAGAGCGTTTAGAAGAAGTAGAAAATATTGCTGATAGAAAAAATGCTGCAGAAGAATCTGATATATTAATGGCAATAGGAGATAAACAACCTATGGGTAATTCTACTAGTAAGATATTTCAATCTGTTGTAGCAGAAAACGCTTTAGATTTATCTGCTATTGCTACTAGTAAACAAAATAGAAGAAGACAAGCAGTTAGTCAATTTGCTGATAATAAAGGAAAGTACTTAGGAACACTGCAAGACATAAGAAATAATTTAAATAAAAACTTTAAGTCAGGTGAAGAAATAGCAATGGAAGGGCTTGGAGCAGGAGTAAGTGGATTTATGACAGGATATACAATAGGAAGTGCTTTTGAAAAAGGTGCTACTTCTACTAGTTCTAACCAAGTAGAAGTTGAAGGTGGTTCAACAGATACGAAAGGATTATTTTAATGAGTACACAACAAAGAACAGAACAATTTAAAGTAAATCCTACTGCTCCTGAAGTACGAGCTGAGCAAGAATATGATAGAACTCCTGAGATTGTAAGAGCTTTTTCTACGTTACTAGATGATACTGCTAAGGCTGCAATAGGTATAAAAAAAGTTTATGAAGAAAGACAAGACGCACAAGCTAAAGTTGACTTACAACAATTAATAGCTGATGAAGGTATTGAAGCTTTAAGTAAATATAGTAGTCCTCCCGAAGGCTGGACAGATAATAAGTGGAGAGCTTATAGTGAATTAAGAGCTAGCAATGATTCTTATAAATGGGAAGTAGATGTAGCTACTAAACAAGAAGCTTACTTAAAAGCATCTCAACTTCCTAAAAATGACGATAAGTATATAGAATATAAACAAGAAGAATACGATGCTATTCCTCAACAGGTATTTAATAGTTTTACAAGAAACTCTCCTCAAGCAGATGGTATTTGGTTTTCTACTTTTTCTAGTAAAGTTATGCCTAAAATGAATAAGGCAATATCAGATGGAAATAAAGCTCGTACTTCAAATACACTAAAAACCTTTGAGAATAATTATTATAGTAGTTTACAAAACATAGTAATAACAAAACCTGCATTACCAGAAGGAGCTGAGTTAAGCGAAGGTGCTGCAAATTTATTTAAAGCAGAAGAAATTTATAAACAATTAGAGCTAGGAAGAAGAAAATTTGTTGAGTTAGGTGATGAAGATTATAGCCATAGTAAAAGTTTAAAAACAGTTGTTCAAGCATTAATTAATACTGGACAACTTGAAGTTTTATCAGCTTTAGAAAACATAACAAATGAAAATGGTATAGCCTTAAAAGATACTTTTGATTATCAAAGTGCTCTTGAAGTTTCAGACACAAGTAGAAATGCAGGGGATGAAATTGCTTTAATTAGTGATTTAAATAGTAAGACAGGAGAAATGGTTAAAGGTATATCAAATAATCTATTAATGTTAAGTGACCCAAATAAGGCATATGAAACATATTTAAGTACTCTTACTCCAGAGAAAGTTGAAGAATATAGAAGACTTTATCCTGATGCTTCTTCTCATTTTGCTAAACAACGAGCAGATATAATGGTTAAGTCTAGTATAGAATTAAGAAACTTAACAAGAACATCTCATGCAAATGGCTATGGTTTCCCCGGTAATGAAAAGTATACTCAACAAGTTGATAAATATAAAATTCTATTACAAAAGTATGCTAGTGGAGATTTATATGATGTTAAAACTTCTGACCCTACTATATTACGAAGATTAAGTATTCAAAGATTAAATGGCAACTTAAATGAAAATGACGTTCATTTAAATTATCCTTACTTAACAGACGAAGACTACAATAACTTATTAGATATTCAAGACGGAGGCACTTTACAAGCAGGAGAAACTATTTTAAAAGCTGTTATGTCATCAGTAGGCGTTAATCCTGGTGAAGAAGGTTTTTCTGCTTTATTAAATATAGATGAAACTAAAGATTGGATAAAACAATCAATTAACTTATTAACTGATTACTTAATAGGTCGTCCTAATTTAGGAAAGTATGTTACTAATGATGGTAAGAATTTAGCAGTTGATTTAAATACTTTATTAAATTCAGAACCTTATATAAAAGATGTAGTAGATTCTGCTAAAGAAGCAAGAAATAAACCAACAGATACACCTATTGACGATTTCTTATATACAACGGCAGAAAAGAAGTTTGATAAAGAGTTAGAAAATGGTGATTATGACATATCTGAATTAAAGTATTACGCAGATTATATTGCTCCTCCTAGTGCTCAAGCTTTTAATAATATGAATTTAGAACAAAAAGCTACTGTTTTAGCAAGAGGTTTAAATTATGGCTATATTGCAGGAGAAGGATTAACTGCTGAACAAAACTTATTATACTCTTTAGCAATAGGAAATAAAAATTTAGAGCTTTCAGAGTTTGATACTAGTATGGGAGTTTATGAA